AATGATCCTAATGCTAGAACGAGCTTCATTGGCTTCAAATAAGTAGCTGCGATTTGTTTGAAACTCTAGGATATTAGAAACAGTTCCACCTGGAACAAAGTTTGCATTAGTTTCTTGTCTTTTATTTAAATCCCCAATCAAGTAATATGAGTGTGGAGCGTCAATATAGTTGTAGACATCATAAGTGTTAACGTTATCTTGATCGGTAGAACCATTAACATTTTCAGTAGCAGTTGATGGTCGACCAGCTCCACCGGAAGATCCGATAAATGAACCACTTACATCTTGAAGCACAAGTTGATTCATATCAGTATTCTTTTTAACTAATGTACCAGTTGCTCCAGAAGTAGTACCGGTTATAGTTTCACCTAAGGTAAATCTGCCAGCAATTGAGTTTGGAGATAACCCAAAAGCAACACCTGCATCTCCTGAATCTCCAGGAGTTGGTTTAGATGTAATTACAATACCTTCATATTCTTCTGCCATATAGTCATGTAATTTTTCTTGACTCATCGGCCATGCCGCCAAGCCATCATGCAAGAAATCGTTTAGAATAAAGAATGTCCAATAATAATCAGTAGTACCATATAGTCTATACGATACTAAGTCAGGTCTTTCGCCATTCTTTATTTGGTAATATGTATATGTATTTAATTCATCAGCAAACGCTTTCAATGGCTGCACATGTCTATAAATATTTACTACGTTTTGAAATATACCGTTACGATCAAAGTCATATGGTATATTAGGGAATTGTTTGAAGAAGCTCATCTTATCCTCCTACCGATGGTGAAGTAGCCGAGGAATCTTTATTATCGGAATCGCTAATATATAATAAACCATTATCAGGATATAAATCATCTCTTGTTATAGCTCGTACTTCTTGGAATGTTAAGGCTACATCTATTTCTACAGGAGCCGCGCCATCTGTGTTTTTGTGGAATGAGTTTCCAGTAGAGTTATATGTAGCAGTCATATTAATAAGATATGTATCGATTATGCGTGGCATATATTTATTAACAGATTCTCCATTCATAAATTTTACTTTCCATGTTGGAGGATATTCTAAAGACCCTGCACCAAGATCCTTAGGATATAGATATTTTCTGAAAATATTTTCAATGTCTCTGGCTGTAACTGATTCAGCGGCTGACTCCGGAACTAGCTTAAACGCGAAGGCGAATGATCTAAGCACTGTACCATCAAAGGTCATTGTAGTATATGGGTTGACTATTACTGCTGAATTCAACTCAGCAAGTTGACCTGCAGACCCAGTAACTCCACCCAATCCCTTTGCCGCTTTAGTAACCTGTCCTATAACATCGGATCCGGTAATTTCGTCAGATCCTGATGCAGCATTAGCTGCGCCAGCAAGACCTAGATTAGTAGTTCCATAAGATGCTCCGTCAGCAGAAGCTACTCCTTGAGGCATAAACAAATGAATTGATTTAAAGTCAGGAGCTCCTTTCCTAGCCATAGTAAACTGAACATGTGGAAACCCTTTGTCGATTTTAGACCGCAATGAATCTGGAAAGGTTAGGACCTGCTTGTCTGGTTTCTTTTCGCTTTCTACCGCCATATCTTTATCCTATATAAATAACTATACAATTTTACTATTATAGAACTATTTATATGGCTTACAAAGGTAGATACACAGTAAAGAACAAAGAAAAATACGCAGGAGATCCTACCAAAATAGTCTATAGATCACTATGGGAAAGGAATGCTTTTAGATGGGCTGAGTCTAATCCTAATATTATAAAATGGAATTCAGAAGAAGTAGTTATTCCATACAAATGTAAGACTGATAATAAAATGCATAAGTACTATATGGATATGTTGATCCAATGGAAAGACGGTGAAGTTTTATTAGTTGAAATTAAACCAGCTAAGCAAACAAAGCCACCTAAAAAACCTTCTAGGAAGACTAAAAAATATATTAATGAAGTAACCACTTATATCAAAAACACATCTAAGTGGTCTGCTGCTCAACAATACGCCAGCCATAAAGGTTGGAAATTTGAAATATGGACCGAAGATACTTTAAAAAATAAAGGTATCAAAGTACTGAAAGGATGATATAAATAGTTATATGAGTTTATTCGATACACTACAAGCACAAGCGTTTAGAGCTGGCGTTACGGCGAATACCAAATCTTCACAAAGATGGTTTCAAACTAAAGTCAAAGCTTTGAGCGCTCCAAGCAGAACAGCTCTGCTAAAAGACGAAGCTTTAAAGAAAACAGCCAATCCTAGAGTCGGCGATATGATGATGTATTCATATGACCCAAAGCACAAAGCTACTTTACCATACTACGATAGGTTTCCACTTACTATTATGGTTCAACCAGCGAAGGGTGGGTTCCATGGTTTGAATCTACATTATCTATCTCCTGGAGTTAGAGCTAGATTCTTAGATGAGCTAATGGCTTTATCTCCTAGTAAGATGACGGACACAAGTCGATTGGCAAAGTTGAGGTATGATCTATTAACTGGAGCTCAGAAATACAAAGAATTTAAACCATGCTTTAAGCATTATCTGATGTCACAAGTTAAATCTCAAATGGTTAGGGTTCCAATGACTGAGTGGGAAATTGCTATCTTCTTGCCAGTAGAACAATTTGTAAATGTTAAATCTCAATCGGTCTGGAGATACTCAAGGAAAACCTACTCATGAACAGCATAGACAATTTAAAAGCTACGTTAGCTAAAAAGGGTGGTGTGGCTTTTGCAAATAGATTTCAAGTATTCTTTACTCCACCTACGGCCACTTTATCTGCTTTAGCATCTAAGGATGTAGGTTCATTGCTTGGTAGTTTAGTTAGTGGTGGTTCAATAAAGAATCTTATACCAGATCCTAGAGATATATCTATTCTTTGTGAATCAGTTACTCTCCCCGGAAGAAACATTAACACATTAGATTATCAAGCAGAAAAACAAGCTATTAAAATTCCGTATGGTATTATTAACGAAGATGTTGTAATGTCTTTCATTTTAACTAATGACTACGCGATGAAAAAGATGTTTGATGATTGGATGGAATCTGTATTCAACGTTGAAGAGTATAGAGCAGGATATAAAAAAGATTTCACGACTGATGTTGTTATACATCAGCTCAATCAAAAGAATGTTCCAGTATATGGAGTTGTATTGCAAAATGCTTTTCCAACAACAGTTGCTGGAATAACATTGGATAGTAATAGTGAGAACACTATTCAAAAATTAAACGTAACATTTAGTTACGAAAATTATGTACCCGAAAATGCTATAAGTTCTGCTCTTAGCGGACTCTCAGCAGCAGCCGGGATATTTGGATAATATTATATAGGAGATTATTATGGCTTTACCACAGCTAAATCATGCAAGGTATGAAACAACAATTCCATCAACAGGTCAAGAGGTATCATATAGACCTTACCTAGTTAAGGAAGAAAAGATTCTAATGTTGGCGTTAGAATCAAATGACGATAAACAAGTAATGAGAGCAGTTAAGGACGTTATTAGTTCTTGTGTTTTTGAAAAATTGGATGTTGAAGAATTAGCAATGTTCGATATTGAAAGTTTATTCTTAAGACTGAGATCTAAATCTGTTGGTGAAACCATAGATCTAAAAGCTAAGTGTTCTGAATGTGAAGAGATGAATGAAACAACAATTGCTTTCGAAGATATTCAAATGCCAATTGTTAATAAAGATGATTGCGTAATTATGTTGACTGATACTGTTGGAGTTACTTTAAAGTATCCTTCATATAAAACAATATCATCAGTTGATACAAAAGATGCTGATAGTGTTGCATCAGCATTTAAACTTATTATTTCTTCTATAGATTCTATATTTGATGATAACGGAGTATATACTGCTAAGGCTGAAGGTCCTGCTGCAATGAACGCATTCGTTGAACAGTTGAACAATGATCAGTTTAAATTGATTAGTGACTTCTTTGAACAGATGCCTAGTCTATCATATGATATGATATTTGATTGCACTAAGTGTGCGCACAATAATACAACTACATTGAAGGGCCTTCAAAGTTTTTTTATGTAGGCCTCTCTCATGATAGCTTAGTCAATCATTATAAGACTAATTTCGCGATGATGCAGCATCATAATTATAGTCTAACAGAGTTAGATAATATGATGCCGTGGGAAAGAGAGATATATACTAGTCTCTTAAAGGAATGGATAGAAGAAGAGAATGAAAGAATTAAAAAGGAAAACAAACGATGACCGAAGAAAATAAAACCCACCCGGCCGATACAAATGGCGATGGTAAAGTTTCACCGGGCGAGCATGATATGTATTTGGAATTCAAGCGTAAAGAGCTTGAAGACGCTGATGCTATGCGTGACGCGCAACGTAAGATGGCTTGGTTCTCTTTATTTGGTATGTTACTATATCCATTCTCTGTTGTACTAGCAAGTCTATTTGGTTTAGAAGAAGCTATGAAAACCCTAGGTAGTATGGCACCAACATATTTTGTGGCTGTTGCTGGTATTGTAGCAGCATTCTTTGCATCACAAACATTAGGTAAAAAATAATGGCTACTAAAGAAGAAGAAATGATATCCGAGGGCGCCAAAAATCTGCTCCAAGAGTTTGCGGATCAAAATACTTTGACCAAAGCTACAACAGATGCGGCTGCTCACCAAGCTGCTATTAGTATTGCTCTTCAAAATGACAGCTTAGATATAACAGCAGAGCAAAGAGATAATCTTAAAACTATGTCTGAAAGCCTCAACGCAGATAAGCTTGGCAAAGCCGAAGACGCACAAGAAACAACTAAACTGGCAGAAAATATTCTTAAAGAATTAGGTATAATTGCAGGTAATACTGCAGATCTTGGTAAATTAGAAAGCAAAGGTGAAATGGCTGCAGCTGGAATCCTTGGGTTACCTACACTCATACTAGCTCTAGGTGCTGGTTTTGTCTTTGGTGTCGCTGAATCTTTTGCTAAAGTAATTAAGTTTTTCGGCAAGGGAATATTAAAAACTGCAAAGCTTGCTATCAAAACTCTATTTCTTCCATTCAAAGCAGTGGACATTTTAACAGGGAGCAATTTAGCTAAAAAGTTCAAAGACATTAGCAGAAGCTTTAAAATATCAATTGCGTCTTTGAAAGCCGGCTTCTCTGGAGCTGATGTAGACATAAAAGCTTTCCGAAAAAGCTTTGGCAATTTTACAAAACTCAATCAAAGGATGGAAGGTATTGGGAAGAGTGTTAAAGCCACTATGACCTCGATGAAAAACATTGGACCGAACATTGCTAAATCGATTGGTGCGTCAATCAAAGGTGTTGGTCAAAGCATCAAAGGTTCTAAGTTTATTAAGCCTGTTATAGACGGCGTTAGATCAATGTTTAAATTTGTCACCGCTCCATTTAATGATGTCAAGAACGCTGTTTCTAGTTTTAAGAAAATGATGCCGGGCGGGGGTGGAATCGGTAAAATGATTAAACCCGTCACTGATTCTATTGGTAAAGTAATGAAGGTCTTACGTAGTATTACTAAAGGTGCTTTCGCATTCGGTAGAATATTAGGTAGAGTGTTCTTACCTATAAGTATCATCATGGGTTTATTTGATTTTGTCGGTGGTGCTATGGACGGCTTTAAGAAGTATTCTGAAAAGGGATTCTTTGAAGGACTCGTTGGTGGTCTTCTAGGAGGAATCAGTGGGCTCTTGGTTGGTATAGTTGGTATGCCATTAGATCTATTAAAAGATATGGTATCATGGCTACTAGAGAAGATGGGATTCGGCGAAGCTTCAGAATTCTTAGATAGCTTCTCATTCTCAGAAATGATAGGTAGTCTATTTACTTCTTTAACAGATACTATAATGGATGGAATAGGATCTATCAAAGATCAATTTGAACAATTGAGTATAATGGATTTCATTGGTAATATGACACTAGGCCTAGTTAAGATTCTTAAGAAGATTGCTATGTTCCCGTTAGCTGTAGCTGCTGGAGCAATTGGTGCATTGGCTGGAGCATTCTCAATCAACGGCTCAGCAGCTGAAGGATTCATGAATGCGTTTAACAAAGTTATGACGTTTGGCGATTCGACTATTGATGGATTCAAAGCTGACTTTGAAACCACTGACAGATCACTAAAAGGAGAAGAGCTTAACAAAATATCAGAAGAAGTAGAGGTAGGTAAACTTACTAGTGGTAATAACGAACAAGCCGCTCTTAATGTTATGGATGCTTCAAATAAAACTTCTAATATTAGTGGTGATACTGTTATATTGTCTGCACCAGCTCCTAATAGAATTAGTTCTAGCTTAGGTTATTCTGTTCGGTAAATAAAAAAAGGGACCCCGAAGGATCCCTTGAGTGCCACACACTTTATCAGATATGCTCCGGACTGAACTGGGGTGGCCTTGCTAACACTCTTATTATATCAACCCTGCTTTGCT